CGCCGTGGCTCAGGTAGCGGCGCTCGCGCCATCCTCGGTGCCGCCTGCACCGGCCGCTGTCTAAGATCACGGGCGGACTGGCCACGTCGCACCCTCGAACCGGAACACGATCACGCCACCTTCGGTGCAGTAGTGCGGCAGGCCCCGGTCGTCAGTTCCGTGCAGGTAATACATGCGGAAGACGCAGCGGGGGCACGCGAGTTCCAGCACGTCGCCGCGCCAGGTCGCTACCGCTACCGCGGGCTCGCCTGTTGCCACCTGGTCGCCCGTTGCCGCATCCACGACTGAGAGCGTAGACGGTTGCGCCCAGAATCCCGTGAAGTTGCGCACGAGTTCGCCGTCGTGCCACTTCACGTGCCCGGCCAGCGCCTCGGCGCTCTCAGGCACGGCGCAGAAGCAGGCAGGGCACTGGGCGAAGCCGCTGGTGATCGTGCCCCCGGCAACAGAGATGGCAGCCAGCCGCAGCCAGTCCCGCCGGATCGCGGACCGCCCGGTCGTCACCGCTCACAGCCACCGCCGCGTCCACTTCACCGCGTGCCACCTCCGGTACGGCCGCACCAGGACCACGTTCCCCGCGGTCAGGTCTGTCATGACCCGGCGGACCACGACCGTTTCCGTGCTCTCGCCGTGGTCGACGTCCAGCAGCTCCCCGGCGCTGGCGAACGGCCCTGCCAGCGTGATCGTCGCCGTCCGGCGCGCGGCCAGGACCATCACCCCCGCCAGGGCGGCGGCAGCGATCAGGAGCGCGCCGATGGCGATATCCGGGATCACGCGGACAGCATAAGGCCGGGAGGTCCGGGTGCCTCTCGCCGACTTGCTGACCGGCCGTCCCCGCGGGAAGCACCACGCCGCAGAGACGGCGCGGACGGTCACGGTGATCGAGGCCGGCCCGGTCAGGGCCATGTCAGCGGACCAGGCCGCCGCCGCCCGCACCGTCACCCGTTCCGGATTCGCGTACGGCATCGGGCCCGGCGGCATGGACGAAGTCCAGTCCGGTATCGGCGCGGCCACAGCCTCGGATCGCAAGAGCCTGCTGACCGAGCTGTGGGAAGCGTACCTGTGCTGCCCGTGGGCGTGGGTCGCCGTCCAGACCATCGCCCGCACCGTCACCGCCGGCGGCCTGGTCACGGACTGGGACGCCGACAGCGGCGAGGGCGATCAGGAGGCCCCGGACAAGCCGGCGAATGTCCTGGCGCTGGAAGCGCTGCTCGATTATGTCAACCCGGCGCAGAACATCCGCCAGCTCTGCCGCAACTTCATCGCCGACCTGCTCGTCTTCGGCGACGCCTACCTCGAGGTCGTCTGGATCGGGTCGCTGCCGGTCGCCCTGTACAACCAGGACTCGCCGACGACCACCCCGATCGCCGACTCCCACGGCGCGGTCTCCCGCTACGTGCAGGTGTCCGACTACGGGCAGCGGGCCGACTTCGAGCCGCACGAGATCATCCACGTATCCCTGGACGCGGCCCGCCCGTCGGTGCTCGGCATCTCCCCGATGCAGGCCGCCGTCGAGTCCGTGAAGGTGTGGCTGTTCGCCAACGGCACCGGCAAGGAGGCCGCGAAGAAAGGCCTGCCGCCGAACTTCCACGCCGACTTCCCGGCGGGCGCGGCCGACAAGGACATGCGGACCTGGCGGGACCAGCACGCCACCAGGAACCTCGGCGCGAGGAACATCGGCGCGCCGATCATCACCAAGGGCGGCGTGAAGCTCGCCGAGCTGCAGACGGGGAAGATCGGCGACGTCATCGCGCTGAAGAACCAGGCGCGGGACGAGATCCTGTCCGACTTCGGCGTCCCCCCGGCCGAGGGCGGGGTGATCGAGGCGGGGAACCTCGGCGGCGGCACGGGCGATTCACAGCACCGGACATATCAGATCAATACGTGCGGCCCGATCGGCGAGCTCGTCATCGAGGCACTGAACTTCGCGCTCACCATCCAGGCGTTCAGGATCACGGACTGGAAGCTGAAGTTCGGCGAGGTCGACTACCGCGACTCGGTCATCGTGGAGGGCATCCGCTCGCAGCGGCTCCGCGACGGCGCCTGGACGCTGAACAAGTACCGCGCCGAGATCGGCGAGCCGCCGGTGCCCGGCGGGGATGACGCAGTGCTCGTGGACAGGCAGAACCTGGTCCTGTGGGCCGACATGGCAGCGATGTCGAAGGCGGTCGTGGCAGGCAAGGGCGCGCCCGGTGTGGCCGCCGGGGAGCAGCCACCGGGAGGGGAGCCGGTCGCAGGCGACCCGTCGGCACCGGACGCGCCGCCGGGTGACGGCGACCCGGACCAGCCGGCGGGCAAGTCCGGCATGCCTAAGAGCCCGCGAGAGTCACTGCCGCCAGCGCCCCGGGAAGCGCTGCGGGCCACTCAGCTTGCCCTGTACCAGGCACGGCTTCGTGAGGCGATGGGACGCATGCCCATCGCCGGGTCAGCCTCATCGACGATCGGCGGGAACCGATGACGACAGAAACTGGCGCCGGGACGACGGAAATTGGCGCGGCCGTGCTGGACGGGGCCGCCATCGAGGCGCTGCTGCGCGAGTGCGTGACCGTGGTGGAGCCTGGCCAGGTGCTCATCGTCCGGGTTCCGCTCAGCTTCAGCCAGAAGGATCTGCGCCTGGCGCAGGAGTGGCTGGACGCCCGCACCGAGCATCTCGGCTTCTCGGCCCTGGCGATCCCGTGCGAGGGTCTGGGCGTGATGGAGATCGCCAGCGGGCTCGGCCACGTCCTGGGACCGGGCGCATGAGCACCCGCCGCGGCCGGGCAGTCGCCTCTGCTGAGGTCTCCCACGTCATCGTGCGGGCCTGCACCGAATGCCAGCACCGCCGGGTCACCGGCGAGCCGTGCGCGGGCTGCGGCAATCCCCGCGAGCCGCACGTCGACCGCGTCGGCGTGACCAACGCCAGCTACCGGAACCCGCTGCGCCAGATGTGGTGGCGGATCGTCCGGCGGCACGTGGCCAACTGGCGGGTCCGGCGGGCCAACGCGGACGCCGCCACGCTGCGCCGGCCGTCCTGACAACCCCTCGCCGGGCGCTGGCCCGCTGCCGCCCTGGAAAGGGGTGACCTGTGGCCACAAATACGGTGGTGCTGACCGCCAAGGGCCGCGAGATCTACCAGAACAGGATCGGCGCGAACGGCGGGTCGTTCTCCGAGCCGAAGCAGCTCGGATGGGGCACCGGCGGCATCGCCGGCGGCCCCTTCACCGACGCGGTGACCGACGTCGGCATGTTCCAGGAAGCGGCCGAGGCCAGGGTCGCCGGCACGCCGTCGGTGCAGACCACCACGACGACCAACGACACCTACCAGGTAGTCGGCACGATCACCTCCGCGTCAGCGCAGACGATCAGCGAGGTCGGGCTGTACCCGTCCGCGACGAAGCCGGCCACGAACACTGTGGCGGCAGGCGGCGTCGTCGGCTCGAGTTCGGCGACGACGCTGAACACCGGCAGCACCTTCAGCCCCGGCACCAACAGCTACGTGCAGGTCCGCACGGAGGTGATGGAGGTCACGGCCGGGTCCGGCACGACGGCGCTGACCGTGGTCCGCGGCGCGAACGGGTCCACGGCGATCGCCTCGATCGCGGCGGCTGACATCGTGACTGCCGGGAACGCCCCCGGCTCCGAGGTGGTCACCAACGGCGACATGTTCCTTCACGCATCAAGCGTGCCGGGCCTGGCGCTGAACAACGGGGACTCGCTGCAGTCCACGATCCAGCTCAAGATCACCTGAACCAGCGGGCTTTACCTGGGCGGGTGAGCCATGCCGCCCGGCACGCCGTACCTGATCGGCACCAACACCCCGGCTTCCGCGATCAGCGAGAAGATCGCCGTCGCGACCGCGAACAGCCCCGGCGACCTGATCCTCGTGGCACTCGGCAGCACCAGCGCATCCGGGGCGACGATCACCGGCCTGGCCGACGACGCGGGCAACACCTACGCCCAGGTGGCGGGCGCGCAGGTCACCAGCCACCAGTTCGCCGACTGCTGGGTGGCGCACAACTCCAGGGTGCTGACGACCAGCCAGTTCATCACCGTCACCTGGTCCGGCACCAGCGGGACGAAGAACTGCGTCGCGGTCGGCGTCCCCGGCGCGAGGCGGCAGGCCGCGGTCGACGCGGCGGTCACGAACAGCGCCAACCAGGGCTCCGGCACCAGCCCGTCAGTTACGTCGGGCACGCCGCAGCAGGCCGGCGAGATGCTCATCGCGATCTACAACAACGCGAGCGGCGGCGGCGCGCCGACCCTGGGCAACGGCTTCAGCCAGATCGGCCAGCTGCACACCAGCGCCAACACCTACACCACCGTCGGCTACCTGACCGGCGGCACATCCGCCCAGACAGTGTCGGCGACGATCCTGACCGCGACGGCGACGATCGTCGTGCTCGGCCTGCTGCCGCCCGCCCAGGCGCTGGCCCTGATGCAGGCCGTGAACCGGGCAGCCATCTACTAACCCGGGGGTGGTCAGCGTGCCAGCGAAGACCTACCTCGTGCACAACAGCGCGATGGTCACCACCGCCGCCCCGGTGAAGCAGCCGACCGGCACCGCGATCCGCACCATGATGCAGCTGGCCCCGGGCGTGACGATCCGCATCGTCGAGTGGGGCTTCTCGCTCGACTCCTACGCGACACCCGGCGAGGTCGAGCTGGTTGACACGGGCACCGTGTTCTGCACCGGCATGTCGGCGGCTTACGCGGTGGCGGACGTCCAGCCGCACAACGACCCGAACGCGCCGGCCAACACGTCAGGCTCGACGGGTGTGCCGCTGAATCTCGGCACCGGCCTGTCGGCGTTCGCCACCGGTGCCGGCACCGAGGGCACGGTCACTGCGGCGAAAATGAAGGATCTGTGCCTGAACCCGGTCGGCCCGTACTGCAAGCAGTGGCCGCTCGGCCGTGAGCCTGAAGTGGTGTCCGGCGACGCGCTGCGGGTGCGGATGACCTTCGCCACCTCGGTGAACGCTTACATCTACGCGATCTTCGAAACGTACTGAGAGCGGGTAGCCGATGTCCCGGCTAGGCCGCAGCAGGCCAGCCGCGGCCTACCTGATCCTGCAGCAGCCGAAACCTTCCTCTGGCGGCGGCACGACGTACTTCCTGACGCTCACGATGACGGCGGCCACGACCGGATCACTGGTCAGGCAGGCTGGCCGGTCGTGGGCTGGCACGGGAGCGACCGGCGGGGCACTCACGCGGGCAGCCTCGGAAGCCTTCGCCGGCGCGGCCAGCTCCGCAGGTTCGCTTGCCCGGCTGGCCGGCCGGACGCTGGGCGGCTCAGCTGCGACCACGGGGTCGGCAGCCCGCGCCGCCGGCCGGACGTTCGCCGGATCGGGGTCAGGCAGCGGCACCCTTGGCCGCGGCTGCGGGAGAAACCTGGCCGGCGCCTCGGCCACGTCAGGGGCCGTGACGCGGCAGGCAGCCCGGACGCTCGCGGCGACCGCGGCCACGTCGGGATCACTGACCAGGCAGGGTGCCAGGATCTTCGCAGGGACCGCCGCCACATCCGGGTCGCTGACCCGTCAGGCACGCATGACGTTCGCCGGCACCGCGGCGACGTCAGCCAGCCTGATCCGCGATGTTGCCCGGGCCTGGGCGGCGACGGCGGCCACGGCGGCCAGCATGGTGCTCGGCCGGCTGCTGCACCTCACCCTGGCTGCTGTGGCGGCCACCGCTGGCGTGCTCAGCCGCGCGGCAGCCCGGACGTACGCCGCCTCATTGCCATCGGCCGGGATGTGGCTCCGCGCGGCGTCAGTGACGTACGCCGGGCCGGTCGTGTCCGCGGGCAGCGTCAGCCGTGCCGTGGCCATGCGGTTCGCTGGCACGACGGCCGCGGCCGGCCGGTGGCTGCGGGGTGCTGCCCGCAGGTTCGCGGGGGCATGCGGGTCCGCCGGCGCCCTTCTGCTGCAGCTGCTGCCGGGTGCCCCGCCGATCGGGACGGCCGGCGCGTTCGACTGGGCCGTGTTCGGCGCCGGCGCGGCGGACTGGCCGGCGGCAACCACGGGAGCTGCGGACTGGCCGGTCATGACGGCCGCTGCGGTCGACTGGATGGCGGAGACGGTCACCGCCGCTGACTGGCCGGCGGCGACAGCGGGTGCCTACGACAGCGACCCGTGAGCCGGGGGTGGCGGTGAACTCCTACCTCGCCGGTTCCCTGGTCAGGGTCGCCACCTACTCCGGGCCGATCCTGTCGCCAGCGGGCGGCTTCCGCGACGTTAACGGCAACCTCGCTGACCCGACCACGGTCACGCTGCAGTACCGGCCGGGAACAGGGCAGGCGGTCGTCACTGTCACCTACCCGTCGGCGCCGATCGTGAAGGACGGCGTCGGGCTGTATCACGCGGACCTGGACACCACACCGGCGACGGCGACCGGTGTGTGGACATACGAGTGGATCGGCACCGGTGCTGTCCAGGCACCGGCGCGGAATGCGTTCGCGGTGGACCTGCCGCAACTGTGAGACCTATCAGCGAGGAGAAGTACGCAAATGGGCCACTGGTCGATGCACATCGAGGGCGCGGGCATCCACGACAACGAGCGGGATGACGACGCCGACGCGATGCTGAAGGAGTTCGCCGGCAAGCTGGCGGAGCACCACAAGGTGGACTCGGTCACCTTCACGGTGGGCAGCACGCGGGAGCTTCTGAACGAGGACGACACCACGCCGCTGGCGTCGGCGTCGGAGGAAGTGCCGCTGAAGCACGTCTACCGGCACCGGGCGCACTGACCTGCATGAGTACCACGAGCGACCCGCAGGGCGAGTTCACGTGGATGGGCCCGGACGGTCACGACACTGCGGAGCTGGTCGGCTGCTGATGGCCCGCGATCCCCAGCTGGACCACAGCGACGACGGCCGCTCGGTCGCCATCCGGGCAATGCCTGGCGATCCGATCACGGGCCTGTGGTGCGAGACCTGCTTCCTCCCCTCGGTGATCTCCGTGCCCGTCTACCTTCTCGGCGGCTCGGGCGTCACCTTGCACGGCTACGCTGAGCAGTGCCAGGCTTGCGAGGGCAAGCCGAGGCTGGTCAGGTACACCGGGGAGGGCTGATGGGAGAGACCGCACCGGGCCTGACTCACGTCGAGCTGACGGGCACCGTGTTCCCCAACCTGGCGCTGAAGGTCGGCGGCCACCTGCTCCCGTTCGCCCGGCTGGAGTTCGACAGCGGCAACGGGGAGACGGCACCTGAGCTGACAATCACACTGCCCGTCTATGAGGGCAGCGTCTGGACGCTCGAAGCCCGGTGCAGCCTGGAGGAAACCACCCGCGACGCATTGGTGGCGATGGGATGGACGCCGCCGGCGGATTGCAGGGAGCCGGCACCGCGTTACGACACGGCCGCCACGGGCCTGCCTGAACCGGCGATCGGCGCCATCGTTCAGGCCAGCAGCCCGGACGGCCTGGTCTACTACCGGGTAGCCAGCCGAACGCAGACCGGCATCGGCGAGTACTCCTGCGATCTGGAGCCGCTGGACGCTGCGGCGGTCCAGGCGATCGTGAGCCCGGCATGAGCGAGCCGCAACCGCACGTCTGCTACTTCCAGATGACCGAGGGCGGCATGGCCTGCGCCTGCGGGGAGACAATCGAGGCCGAGCCAGTTCACATGGCAACTATGCTGCGAGTCGTTGAGCTGGCGATGAGGCTGGAGGGCATTGGGCCGATAGCCCGCGAGCATGTGCTTAACAGGCTGCTCTACGGCGACCCGCGCGGCGCTGGCCCGAAGGCGATTCCCATCACGGGGTTCACGATCACCGAACGTCCTTTGACCGGAGTCCAGAGGCAGGCGATAGCCCGGCTCGACCAACTTCGGGCGGCTTCGGTACGAGCCCACTTCGGATTGCCGGTATGAGCGATCCGCAGCCGCCGCCCGAGCAGCCCTACCAGCTACCGGGGACTACCGCCGCCTGGGAGCCGTCGACACTGCCGAACCAGCCGCTCACCGCTGCCGCCGCGAGCCCGTTCCTGCCGAAGCTGATCGGCTGACCTGTAGGATGCCGGGCATGAAGCACGGACCCCCGCCAAGCGTGCCAGGACTCTCGCCACCGCCCGTTCAGGAGCGCGAGCCGGGCACATGGCGGTTCACGCTCGCCGACGGCCGCGAGCGCATCCTGCACGATGTCTACCCGTCCACCGACTCGGACCTGCCGGGCTGCGTGGTCATGCGGAACCGGAGCGTGTCGCCGACCGTCGTCGCGGTGCTGCCGGCAGGCAGCTACCTGTACCTGGAACGGGTCGCCGGCGATGACAGGGGCGAGCACGTCCCGCCGAAGCCCTTCGAGCCCACGTCCCAGGTGCTGGAGAACGCGGGCATGCCGATCGGGCCGCCAGCGTGATCCGCCACTGCGACGGCACCGATCCGAACCTCCTCGGCGAAGACCGCGCGCCCTGCGCCTGCGGTCTGACGTTCGACGACGTGGACCACGTCGTGATCTGGCCGCACCAGCGGATACCGAGCCGCGAGGAACGGGCCGCGCTGCTGGCGGCGTACTCCGGTGATCGCGGCAGGCACTACGAGACCGACCAGATGCACGCGCCGACCGGCTCGGTGATCGGTCGGCTGGCCACGCCCGAAGGTCTACCGGGTGCGCCGTCTCCGTCCGCCTACTGGCCGTGACACGCTCGCCCACCCTCGCCTGCCGGTCCTGGTGCCCGCTGACACCCAGGTACGGCCCCGGCCGGACAGCGGTGTGCTGACCCGGAACCGGAACGGCCCTACCCGGATCGACTCGCTGATCCTGAGTGCCACGATCATCACTCTCCTATGAAGCCGGCTCCCGCCGGGCTGGTCACGGCGACGCCTCCCGCTGCCGCCTGCGCAGTTCTCTCTGGGCCACGATCCGCGCGCACCGCTGCGAGCAGTAGACGGCATCGGCGCGGCGGAACCGGAACTCCCTGCCGCAGTCCGGCCGGACGCATGCCTTCGCCGGGGGCATGCGCTGCCCGCAGTGAGGGCAAAACTCCGTAGTGCGCTCCACGACCAGAGCGTATCACGGCTATACGGTACCGGCGACCTGAAATACTACGCGGCGGGAGGCCGGGCGTGGCGCAGCCGGACTACTCAGACGGCAGCATGCTCGCCCTCTACCCGCCGGCGGAACTGGCCGCCAGGCTCGCCGTCGATGATGGCCTCGAGCCAGCGGACATCCACCTGACCGTCTGCTACACGGGCAGCGCGGCGGACGTGGACGCCGGCGCGCTGAACGAGGTGGCGGGCAAGCTCGCGGCGAGCACGGGGCCGCTCACCGGGACGATCTCAGGGCACGCCCGCTTCACCGGCGGCGACTCCGATGTGATCGTCGCCCTGGCTGACTCGGCCGCGCTCGAAACGCTGCGCGCCGCGGCGCTGGACAAGCTCGCCGAAGCCGGGATCGACTTCCCCCGTGACCACGGGTACTGCCCGCATCTCACTTTGCGGTATATCGGCGCGGATGATGACGACCCGGTAGGGCGCCTGCCGGCTGAGGATGTCAGCTTCGCCGAGCTTCGCGCGGTCCACGGCGAGGACGTAACCAGCTACCCGTTCGCCGGTGACATCACCCAGGCGGCCGCCGAGGCGTACGCGGCCGGCTGGGCGCTCAGCGGAGGCCCGTGGACGGATCGTGTCGCCGCCGGCGCGGTCGCAGCAGCCGAGACAGCCCGCGAGCACGCCGGCGACCCGCACGTCCTGGAGACGACCCTGATTATCGGATCGCTCGAAGGCACCATGGCGCGGTTCTTCCAGCGGCGGCAGGATCTCACCGAGGCGCACACCGCGACCGTGCTCAGGGCGTGGGAGACGGTCGCCCCGCACGAGCACGCCGGCCCGGTCATCGACCGGCTCCGCGCCGAGGTCGGCCCGTTCGGCCCGCTGAACCCGGAGCAGCGGGCCTACCTCCGGATGCTGACCGGCACAGCGGCAGGATCGCTCCTGGCCGGCGTCTACGCCCACGACAGGCACAGCGACCTGCAAGCCGCCGTGGAAGACGCGCTCCGGTCGGCGATGGCCGAGGGCAAAGCCGGCGTGCTCGCGCTGAACGCCGAGAAGCACGGCCACACGGTCACCGAGTCAGACAGCAGGACGTACTCGTGGGACGCCGCCTACCAGGCCATCTACGACCGACTGGCCAACCTCCCCAGCCTGCCGCTCCTGGCGCAGCAGTGGATCCAGCGGATGCTCGCCGGATGCGCCGCCGACGTCGGCCGGCTCCTCGCCCGGCTCTTCGAGGAAGGCGCGTCGCGCGCCGAGATGGCCACGGCGGTCACGACCGCGATCGAGGCTGACGGGGAGACCTCGGCGGCCGTCCGCGCGGTGACCGCGTTCACGCAGCAGGCGATGGCACAGGCCATGTCCCAGGCATCACTGGACCTGTACGCATCAGAGGGCCTGCCCGAATGCAGTTTCATCACAGCCGGCGACGACAGGGTCTGCCCGATCTGTGACGACTACGAGGAAAACAACCCGTACTCGCTTTCTGACTGCCCCGTCCCGGCGATCCATCCAGGCTGCCGGTGCGTGGTCGTGCCGGCCGATGACGTGGCCCCGTTCAAGGCGCTAGCCGCCTTCCTCGCCTAGGGAGGCAGCGATGCCCGACCGCCACGGGCCGCCAGTCCGCCGCATCTGGTCCTCCGCCTCCGGGCTCGGCACCACCATCGCGGGCGCGGGGAACTCCGGGAACTGGCAGCCGGCGGCCGTCCCGCCGTGGGACCCCGACTTCGAGACGCCCGTCGACCTGCGGAATGTCACCGACCTGGCGCTGATGGTGTCCATCGCCGCGATCGTCTCCAGCCCGTCGCTGACGGTGAACCTGGACCTGTACGACGACCTGGGGAACCTGTACGCCGCGTTCCTGACCACGGGCGCGCTTGTCGCCGCCGGGGCGACGGTGAAGTCCTGCGGCCTGCACGGGCCGACCACCTCCTACATAGTGCTGCCCGGCTGGGGCCGCGTGTCGTGGACCTGCACGGGCGGGTCGGTGACCGGCACCGAGATCTCGCTGATGGCCCGCTGACGACCTCCCAGGCCGCATGACGGCCGCCCTGATCACGCAACCACCCGAGCCCGGAAGGGGCGATTCCGCCATGAGCAAGAACGCCAACTGGACCGAGTACGACGACCTCGGCTGGCCGATCCGCGCCAGCCTCGCCGCCGCCATCGCCGCATCGGCCGGCACCACCACGGTCAAGAACGCCGCAGGCCGGTGCATCAAGATCGTCGTCACCGCAGCGGGCACCAGCACCGACAACGCGACGATCTACGACGGCCCTGCCGCGTCGGGCATCATCCTGGCGATCGTCCCCGGAGGCGGCACCATCGGCAACGTGATCGCCATCGACCTGCCGTTCGCCACGAACCTGACCGTCGTCAACGTCACCTCCGGGCCGGCTTTCACGATCGGCTACTGCTGAGCGTTGGCCCTTCCCAGGGCCGCGCGGGAGCGGGCGGCCGAGCACCAGGCGGCAGCCGGGGCGGACGCGTTCGCTGCCATGCTCATCGCAGCGCTCGACCGCCCCGACGTCCGTAAGGCCGTCGTCTCGGCACTGGCCGGTCACGAGTCCCGCAGGCCGCACCGCAACCCGCCCGCATCGGCCGCAGCCGCCCGCGACCTCAAGGCACGCCTGGTGACCGGCGGAAGGGGGAGCCGTGGCTAAGGCCATCGCGACCATCGGCGGAGTCGGGCTCGCGCCGGGGATCTCGAAAAACCGGCGGCTCTACACCCCGGAGCACATCGTCGGAGCGGTCGCCCGGGCGCAGAAGCGCCTCAAGGACGGCACCGAGCCGATGGTCATGCTCACCCACCACGCGGCAGGCGATGACAGCCGCGAGATCAGCGGCTCCCTGACTGCGGTGAGCCTGGACGAGAACGGGCGGCTCCGCTTCGCCTCGGACCTCCCTGACACCCCGGCCGGATGGGACATCGCGAACCTGGCCAGCACCGCCGACGGGCAGCCGCCGTTCCTGCGGAACGTGTCGATCCGCGGCTACTGGACGGGCACCGTCCGCACGGTCAAGGGACCCGATGGCCAGCCCGTGGAAACTGCGGACGGGCTCATCATCGACGGGCTGGACTTCACCCGGTCACCGGGCGTAGCCGACGCTCAGATCGACACGTTCGCCTGGACCGCAGACGGCACCCGCACCGAGACCGATGAGCGGGTGCCCATCACCGAGAGCGTCCAGGAGGCGCGCGTGACCGCGATCACCGAAGAGACAGCGACGGAGGCGGCACCGCAGATGACGGCTGAGGCGCGGGAAGCGCTGAGGGAGACACTGCGCGCTCTGCCGCCCGAGCCGCCGGTCATCCTCCGCAATGGCCTGTGCGAGGCGTCCAGTGCCGCGCTGCCGCTGTCGAAGCGGGGCAGCGGCCTGACCGGCGGGAGCAAGGTCTACGCCGATCCGGGCTATCAGGCCGATGGCAAGCAGAGGTATGACCTGACCACCAAGGCCCTGGCCAAGGCCGCCTGGTCATATGTGAACCAGAAGGACAACGCGGCCAAGTACACCGCGGCGCAGCTCAAGCGCGTCAAGGGCCGGATCATGAAGGCGCTGAAGGCCTTCGGCGTCAAGGTCGCCGCTGAGGGCTGGGTCATCGAGCCCGCGCGTCAGGTCACCGAGTCCGAGCTGCGGGAGTGGTACGGCAACTACGGCTCGCCGCAGACCTCCGGCTCCTGGTCGCTGAACGCGTCCAACGGCCCGATCAACCTGTGCCTGTCGTGCTACGGCATGGACCCGGCCGACCTTGACCTGATCCTCCGCGCCGCCGCTGACGCTGCGTGCAAGGCCCTGGCCGCGCTGGACCCGGACATGGACGGCGACATCGACGTGGACGGCGCCGGCTCCGAGGACACCGACCACGACGGCGGCGCAGGCGAGACCGCGCCGGCAGACGGCCCGGCCAGCGTGGCCGAGGCAACCGATACCACGGCACCGGAACCGGCCGCCGGCGAAACCACGGAAAGGACGGAATCCGCGATGCCGGAGACCACCGCCCCCGCGGCCGAGACCACCGCCCCGGCCGCTCCCGCCTACACCCAGGCGCAGCTCGACGCGATCATCGAGGCTGCCGCAAACCGGGCACTGGCGGCGTTCGCCGCAGCGCACCCGGCACCTGCGGCCGGGACCGCGGCCGCTGCACCGGCGGCTGAGGCTGCCCCGGCCGCGCCAGCGGCTCCCGCAGCCGTGACTTAGACCGAAGCCGAGAAGGTGCAGCGGATGGTCGACGCCGCGATCGCCGCGAAGTTCCCGCAGGAGACCGACGAGCAGCGGATTACCCGCCTCGTGCAGGAAGGCGTCGATGCGGCCACCGCGCGGATGGTCCAGTCCGGGCAGCTCGCACCCGGCCGCAAGGGCATCGTCATGACCGCCGAGCAGGCCGCCGCGGCGAACAGCGGAGCGGACGTCATCAGCGAGAAGACGAAGATGCCCGCGTCGTGGGGCGACAAGCCGCTGCACGAGATGTCGCACGAGGACCTGATCGCCCGCACCGCCCCGGTCCTGGCCAACCACGTGTTCGGCGAGCGGGCCGCCAAGATCGCCTGACCATTCCCGCCCGGCGCCGTTCTCGCGAGGCGCGGCGCCGGGCGGCAGCCCTTCCCGCCTCGCGAGCCTGACCGCTCTACCTGACCGCCAGCGCCGCGCTGGTGCCGCATGGCCGCAATGGTCGCCAATCCAACCGTGAGCCTTCGCCCGATGGCGGGGGCTCTTCTCGTTGAGAAAGGGGCTCCGGCCATGTCCGAGCTTCGCGAGGCGCTCACCGCCGCTGGCGCAAGCGCCCTTATCCCCAAGATCATCGACCCGATCCTGGTCGAGTACCAGCGCCGTTTCGCCCCGCTGTGCCGGTCCGTTCCGACGCAGCCCTGGAAGGGCGACATCTACTACTTCAACCAGCGCACGACTGTCGCGAGCGGCGGCTTCGTCCCCGACGGCGGCGCCCGGCCCATCTCCACCTCGGTGTACGTGCAGAACCAGTACCAGATGAAGCACGTCCTGACCGTGGGCGGCGTCACCGGGTACACCCAGGAAGTCACCCAGATGGTCATCGGTGACCTGCGGGCCACTGAAATCATGGGCGCGATCCAGGGCTACTACTGGGACGTCGAGTGCGCCATGGTGTGGGGCTGCGCACTGGCGACCGCGAACCAGGCGCAGCCGCAGTTCGACGGCCTCGACATCCTCGTGTCCGACTTCACCACCGGCTACAAGAACTCGATCGACTTCGGCGGGAACTCGCTGTCGCTGGCGATGCTCGACCAGGTGATCAACACCGTCTCCCGGAACTCCTCCCAGCCGGTGCGGGACTCGAGCTGGCAGTTCATCATGTCGACCACGGCGATCGCGAAGATCGAGCAGCTGCTGACGAACCAGCAGCGGTTCACCCAGGTCGAGATCGCCCCCGGACTCCTGGTGTCCAGCTACAAGAACGTCCCGCTGGTGCCGACGTCGTTCCTGAGCCCGTACGGCTACTCGATGGGCACCGTCACCGCGGCCACCGCGACCATCGGCGGGACGATCCCGCTGTCCACCACCTACAAGTACGTCCTCGCCCCGGTGATCGCGCGGCAGGGCGAGACGCTCCCGTCGGCCGAGGTGTCCCAGGCCACCGGCGGCGGCACCTCCACGAACACCATCACCCTGTCGTTCACCCCGCCCACCGGCCTGGACGGCCTGTCGCCGCAGTCGTACAAGGTGTACCGGACCGCGGCGGGCGGGCCGCCGGGGTCGGAGACGTTCCTCGGCTACGTCGACGCGACCGTGGGCCTGGCCGCCGACGGCGTCACGCCCGTCCTGACCAACCAGATCGTCGACACCGGCACCGCGCTGGTGCCGCAGAACTCGACCGGCCCGACCGTCCCGTCGACCCTGCCGACCGTGTACTTCGGGACGAACGCGAGCCTGCTGCCCCTGGCAGCCGGCGAGGAGTCGTTCTACCTCATCAGCCGGGACCGGAACAACGTGGTCAGGCCGTACGTGAGGGAGGCACACCCGGTCGACGTGTATCCAACCACCGCAAGCCCGGACACACTTCCTTACGCAATCATAGGTGACACGGTGTTTGCCGTGCGGACCAGCCGATTTGTTGGCCGGGGCGCACGCATGAATCCGTCGCTGTAAGCAAGCTCGCCGGTCCCGGCTCCGGTTCCCGCCGGCCGGGACCGGCGACCCAGTCCGGCCCAGGGCGTCACCAGGGAAGGCGGCTCTCATGCTGCTCGCGAAGGACTCAGGCGGCACCACGATCATGCACGGCCGGGTGCCGTACACGTGGGAGAAAGACGGCGACGTCATCGAAGTGCCTGATGACCTCGGGGCGGAGCTGCTGGGCATCAGGGGAGGCGGGTACTCCGAGGCGGCGGCGACCCGCGCGGCGCTGAAGTCCGCCGCGGCGGCGAAGGCCAAGGCAGACGCCGATGCCGCGGCCGAGGCGGCCAGAGTTCAGGCTGAGGCCGACGCTGAAACCGCCAGGGACGATCCCGGCGCGGATGGTGACGGCCAGGACGCGCCGAAGGGCGACGGGGCGTAGGCTCCGGCGCGAGGAGTCGCCCATGAGTGCTGGCTTACGGCCGCGCTGACCACGCGGACTGGATCGGCCAGCCGGATACGGGATGCCGTGGCGCTCGCTCGCTGACCACACGCGAGCGTGGCGCAGTCGTTCGAATCGACACAGGCGACGCCCGGGTGCACGCGATGGGTCGCGCCGATGCCGGGAATGCGCGCGTCGCTACGTGCGCGAGCGCAGGAAGCGGTTGCGAGAAGCTGCGCCCTGACCATTTAAGGGGGGGCGATGCCGGACAACGGAACGCCCCTTTGCAGCTACACCCAGTTCACCAGCGGGCCGTTCGCTGACCTCGCCAGCGCCTGCACGCAGCCGTACGTCAACGACGTGCTGCTCGAGGCCACCCGGCAGTGCGAGGACGAGGTGGATCGCCGGCTCGCGCCGTTCACGGTCACGGAAACCCACCGGGCTGACGGGATCGACGCCGACGAGTACGGCGGCGCGGCCAACGTGCCCATGTCGATCACCTCCCAGCTCGGCATGTCCTACGCCCAGTCAATCGGCGGCCAGGATCTGGTCCGCCACTGCTGGCTTGATGAGAAGGCCAGCAAGTACCCCGACATGTGGCAGTACTCCGGCGTGTCGATCGAGATCATCCGCTCCTTCGGCGGCACACAGGCCGTCCCGGCGGCTGCGCTGCTGAACGGGCCCGAGAACGATACCGGCCACGTGTGGTTCATGCTGGGGACGTTCCTGCCCGTCGGCTCCCGCATCCAGGTCACCTACTCCGGCGGGTACGTCCTGGCGACCCCTGCGAGCCTGGTGCGGGCGTGCAAGTTCATGGCGGCGTACGACATCGTCCGCGAGCTCCAGCCGGGCACCACCCAGCACGACCCGGAGCAGCTGCACACCGACGCGCTGCTGATATTGAGCAACTGGGTTAAGGACTGAGCGGGTGTTCCGGGCGCACCGGGCCAGGAGCGCCCGGACGTTCAAGGCCCACAAGGCCCGCACGGTCGCGCATTACAAGGCGCACGCCAAGAAGGCGCTCCGGCACAGGCGGACCCTGGCGCGGCCGTGGAAGCCGCCCCGGCCGGGCACGGCGAGGGCTTACCACTCGCTGCTGCATGTGCCGTCCGGGCGGAACGCGCGCACGGTGCGGCCGGGCGGGAAGCCGAAGCCGTACAAGTCGCAGCTCAAGGGCGTGCCGGCCGGGTGGAAGCCGCGCAGGCAGCGGAGGCGGTGACCAGTGCCCGCTCCCTGGTACCCGCAGCCCGACATCACCGCCGACGTCGAGGACCACGAGGCGGCGTGGCTGAACACGACCGGCGACGGCGGCCCGCCGCTGAGCCAGTCCGCCGGCGGCCCGTGGGATGTGGTGCAGGCGTTCTGGCCGGGCAGCCGGCTCGGGCAGAAGAAACGCGGCGTCTACGTCACCTGCCGGGTCACCTCCGACGACCACGTGAACGCCCAGCGGTACCGCGACCAGTACACGATCGTGCTGAAGCTCACCTGGCCGGTGAAGACGCCGAACCCGCCGATAGCGGAGAACGAGCAGCGGGCGTTCAGCGCCGCGATCGGGCTCCTGCTCCAGCGGATCCGCGGCCCGCTGGGCGACAAGTCCCACGGCGGCCGGTTCCTGTCCGTCGGCGAGGTCCCCGGCCAGGCGAGCGGGCTCGTGGAGTACGAGGACCCGGAGGTCACGATCCCAGCGGACGGCGAACTGCGCGCCACGATCACTTATCACGCCGATGAGAAGGAATTCAACGGGTGAGGAAGGGCCTGGGTCCGAGCGGCAGCCCGCACCGGGCGCAGCAGGGCTCCGGTATCCAGCCAGGGCCGTACCAGCGCTCCTCGTAGCCGCCCCGGACGGCCTGTCTGTGGCCCAGGACGCGGCAGATGACGCGGCTCATGGTCATCGCCGCAGTCCGGCGCTCACGACGCTCGCAGCCTCACCCGGCGTCCGCGCTGACGATCGTCTGGCGAATGGCAGCCGGTCACGCCAGAGGCGGCGCGCAACGAAGCCCGCGAACTCGGCCGATGAGCCTATGACGGGACCCCACTGGTCGCCGCGCTCCACGTAGACGTTCCAGCCGATCGGCCGGGCCTTTCTGCGCATCATCCCGCCAGTCTCCCACCCACCACGCCAGGAGGTCAGCCGTGTGGTTCCGCAACATCTCCGGCGAGGTCCTGCACCTGTTCGACCGCGGCCTCAGCGTCGGCCCGGGCGGGGAGTTCGAGTGGCCCGGCTGGGACCGCGCCGGGCACGGCGTCATCACCGGCTTCGTCCCGGTCGACGGGCCGGGCGGTGAGGTGACCGGCTACCCGGAGCCGTCCGCTGAGCCCGCAGCCGGGACGCCGCCCGGCAGCGGCGAAGACCCGCCGCCCGCAGCAGGCACAGGCACGCCGAAGCCGGTCCCGGTCATCGCCGCGCCGGGCAAGCCACCGGGCGCCAGCCCGGCACCTGACAGCACCGGCACTCCGGCCGGGACCAAGCCCGCAGGGGAGACGGCATGAGCGGCATCCTTTCCCGGCTCGTCAAACTCGGCCTCGCCAAGGAAGCCACCCCCTACACCTACACGGTGCCCACCGTTTCCATCCCGTTCAACACCGGCACCAAATACGTCGACTCGATCATCCCGCTGCGCGACGAGTCGTACCGGAACAACGACGTCATCCTCCAGGGCCTCGTCCAGGGCCCGGCGCAGGACGACTGGTCCATCGGCGTCAACGGCTACTCCGACCTGGCAGGCCACTGGTTCCGCGCCATGATCGGCCCGGATGTGGTCACCGCCGGGGTGTCCACCACCCTGGCGTCCAACAGCGCGGCCAACGCGACCTCCCTGACCCTGACCGCGACCGTGCCGACCGGCTCGGTCATCCAGATCTCCGACTCCGCCGGCGCGAACCTGGAGTACGTGAAGGTCACCACCATCGGGACGGCCGCGACCGTGGTGGTCGGCGGCGGCACGGGCGGCAACTCGACGAAGTTCGCCCACACCGCGGCCGGCGGGAGCGTGCTCAGCCCGACGCTGCACACGTTCAAGCAGAACCGGTCGTTCTTCACCGTCTGGCCCACCTACAGCCTGACGACTGACGACGGCGTGGACCAGCTCGGCTGGGCCGGGTGCGTCATGTCCGAGCTGGGCATCAAGATCGACCCGAAGTCGTTCATCACGTTCGCGCCGAAGTACACCGGCATGCCGTCGTCGGTGCAGTCCACGTTCGCCTACGCGGCGTCCGGCGTGCAGCCGCAGGTCGGCTGGGGCTGGACCGTCACCAACGCCGGCGCGGCGTCCACCAGGGGACTCACCGCGGACCTGACGCTCAAGCGGCCCCTCGAGGTCGTCCAGTCCTCCGACGGCACGCAGGCGCCGCGGGAGCTGTTCGCCGGGGCGATGGAAATCGACGGCACGTACAAGGCGATCTTCGAGTCAGACGCCGACCTGAGCCTCTTCAAGTCCTACGTCCAGTCGCCGACCGTTCACACCCTCACCCAGCCGGTGCTGCTCGGCGGCCAGATCCTGGCCATCACCATGACCAGCTCCGGCTACACCACCGGCGAGAAGGACGTCTCGACGCCGTACCTGCAGCTCGCGCAGGCGTTCTCGGGCATCGGCAACACCACGGACGGCGGCGTAGCATCGGTCGCGCTGACCAACTGGGTCACCACCCAGTACTGAGGTATCCGCACCATCCAGGTAACTACAGGCGGGAACAAGAACAATGGCGGGATACGCGAACAGGGTCATCAAGAAGTCGTTTCCCGAGCTGGCGGAAGACGGTGACTACATAGAGGTCATCATCCGCAACCCGAAGACCGTGCCCCTTCCCCGGCTCATGCCGCCCGAGGCTGAGGCGCTGGTGGGCGAAGATGGCGCCGGCGTGGCCTCGGCGTCGACCGTGCAGAAGCTCGGCGCGATGGACGGTTTCCTGGCCGGCCTGGTCATCGGGTGGCACGTGTACGACGCCACCAGCGACGATGAGGACGACCAGCCGCTGCTGCCGCTGCCCGCCACGGCGGACAGCGTCGCGAAGCTCCCCTCGGTGATCAAGTCGTGGATGGTCGATGAGGTGGGAAAAGCCATGTCACCGAAGCAGACCGCGAGCCCGGCGGCTGGTACTTCGAGCACCTCCTCGCCGTCGCCGAATCCGTCTACGACGGAACCTGGTCCGGATCCGAGCCTCTCCCGGCCGAGCTGACCGACTTCGAGCTGATGCAGGGGATGGGCTGGTCCTGGAGGCAGCTCGCCGAGGAGACGCCGCCGTACGTGAGGCGGTTCTGCCTGGATCTCCTGTCGGTGAAGCGGCGGATCGCGAAGGAGAACGCTGACCGGCCGCCTGGCTGAGCGGGAGGGCCGGTGGCCGTCAACGCAGCCGCGGACGCAGCGGCCCGGCTCCGCGTCATCCGCGACAGGGCCGCGACCACGGCACCGGTCGCGGCTGCGACGGCAGCGGGGCGTGCGGGCGAGACGATGGTCAAGATGACGCTCCAGCTGCGCACCCACGCGCTGGAAACGCCGACTCCGTCGCCGAGAGGGTCGCCGCCGGCGAAGATCTCCGGTGACCTGGCCAGGTCCGTGCAGCGCACCCCGGCCGTGCTGACGGGACCCGGCCGGGCGATGACGGCCTGGGGGCCGACCCTGTTCTACGGCACCGTCCAGGAATTCGGGTACCCGGACATCACCGCTAAGAACTTCCCGGTGCTCGGCAACCCGGCGGCGGGGTTCTTCGGCAAGTCGGTCACGATCCCGGCCCGGCCGTTCATGCGGCCGTCTGCGGTGAAGCTGATTGAGTCCGGGACGTTCGGCAAGGTCACCGGTAAGGCGTTCCTGGCCGCACTCGAAGCCTGAGCCCAGCGGCGGGGGTGAGGGCAACGCCTCTCCTGCCGCCGGTGAATCAGGAATTTACGCTTTCGGCGGAAAGCTTCCTGGCCGGGCTCGACGAGATGCTCGGCGGCCTGGACCGGGTCGCCGCGGCGATCAACGACGTCGCGGACTCAGCGGCGCGGCTGTCCGGGGTCACGGCCAGCACCGCTGAGGCGGACACCGGGCTTGCCGACGCCATCGGACAGCTCCTGACCGCGATCGATGACCAGACCGTGGCCACGAACGAGCTGGCCGCATCCCAGGACCGGGCCATCGGCTCCGTTGATGCCCTGTCGGCGTCCCTGGACGCCCAGGTCGGCTCGGCTGACGCGGCCGCGGCCGCGACCGGGAAGGCTGACGCTTCCACCGGGCTGCTCGGCACCCACGGGAAGACCGCGTTCCTCGCGATCGCCGCCGGGATGGCGTACAGCGTCGTCGAAGCCGCGAAGTTCCAGGCGGAGGTCACGCGCCTGTACACCGCTGCGGGCCTCGTCGGCGTCAGGGCGCAGAAGGTCTCGCAGGATCTGCTGCAGCTCGGGGACCGGGCCGGCTACTCGGGCACGCAGATGGCCGAGGCGATGTACCACCCGATCTCGGCCGGGCTGTCCTACGCCGCGGCCCTCCGTGTCGTTGCCTACTCCGCGGAGCTGGCCCGCATCCACGGCGCGAACCTCGAGGACACCACCTACGCCCTGTCGTCGGTGATGAAGGCCTACGACGTGTCCGCCGGCGGGGTGGCGAAGACGTCGGCGCTGCTCAACGCCATCGTCGGCCAGGGCGACATGCGGTTCCAGGACTTCGTCGAGTCGATCAAGAACTGGACGCCGACCGGCGCCGCGATGGGCATCTCCATCCAGTCGATGGGCGCCGCGATCGCGTACCTCACCGACCGGGGCAACTCGGCCGAGGTCGCGTCGACCCGGCTGACCATGGGCCTGTCCATGGTCACCTCGGGCAGCAAGGCGGCGAACACCTACCTGTCGGAGCTCGGCCTGACCACCGGGACGCTGACCCTGCGGAACAAGACCCTGCAGGAAGTCATGCTCTCCGCCGGGCTGACGACGAACAAGATCGCCGCGGACCTGCGGCGGCCTGACGGCATCTACGTGGCGCTCACCCAGATCCAGGACGCGTTCCGCAAGGCCGGGCTGTCCGCCTCCCAGGCCGACGAGGTTATGGCGAAGATCTTCGGCGGCGGCCGGTCGGACAAGGCGATGCTCTCGCTGATGTCCAACCTGCCGAACCTGCGGGCGAAGTACGAGGACATCGGCCGGGCCGTCGGCGACTACGGCAAGTCCTGGGAGAAGACCCAGGCCACCGTGGCGCAGCAGTGGCACGAGGCCCTCGCCGGGATCCAGAACCTCGCGATCTCCTTCGGCCAGATCCTGCTGCCCGCCGTGACGAAGGTTCTGTCCGTGCTGGCCCGGCTGTTCGCGTACATCCAGGCCAACCCGGTCCTCCGGATCCTCGCCGGGCTCATCCTGTCCCTGGCCGTGGCCATGGGAGTGGCGGCCACCGCGACGGCGGCACTCAGCGTGGCCATGGACGCCAACCCGGTAATGCTCGTCGTCCTCGCGGTCATCGCCCTGATCGCGGGCCTGTACGAGCTGTACAAGCACTGCGCCCTCGTCCGCCGGATCGTCGCCGACGTCGCGCATTTCTTCGCCGGCGTCTGGCGTGACGCGGTCCGGCTCGCGGGCGACGTCGTGCACTGGTTCGTCACCGGGCCGCTGGCCTGGATCAAGGCGCAGCTCGCCGTTTTCGCCGCGTTCTGGAAGGCGCACGGCGCCGAGATCATGAAGATAGCGAAGGCGGTCTGGGATTTCGTCGCCGTCGCCATCCAGGCCGACTGGGACATCATCAAGACCGTCGTCCGGGTCGCGGCTGCCCTGGTCGTGGGGGTGGTCAAGTCCGCGTGGGATGTGGTCTGGGGCGTCACGAAAATGGCGTGGAATCTGGTCGCAACGGTCATAAGCACCACAATTCGTGTTATACTGGATATAGTGGGTGCCGTTCTCGACATAATCCAGGGCAAATGGTCACAAGCAGGCCGGGAGCTGTCAAACGCGACATCCGCGATCTGGCACGGAATCGTGCACATCATCGAGAACATCGCGTCCGGGTTCGGCACGATCCTGATCCAGGCCGGAAATGCCCTGGTCAGGGGCCTGATCGGCGGCATAAAGTCCGCTCTGGGCGGCCTGTGGAGCACCATCACCGGCATCGGCCACGGCATCGCGTCCGCGTTCTCCTCCGTGATGCACATCTTCTCCCCGTCCAAGGTCATGGAACGGCTCGGCCTCCTGGTCGGCGAGGGCATCATCGTCGGCCTTGAGGGGACCGCCTCGCAGGTGCGGTCCGCTGCGGGCAAGCTGGCCACGGCGGTGAAGGACGCGCTCACAGCCGGGCTGATCACCGACCGGACCGCGGTCACCCTGACGAACTGGATCGAGCGGGACAACCTGCGGCTCCAGGCCGACGCC